CTACACGGCGGGCTTCACCTTCCTGGACAATCTCACCGGAGGAAAGCTCTCCGAGATCGGCGGCAAGTTCACGTCCACCATGAGCGGCATCGTTCAGGGCATCGGCCAGAAATTCACCGAGGCTGGGTCGGCCTTTATGACCGGCCTGGGCAATATCAAGAACACGGTCACGGGGGCCGTGACGTGGTTCTTCGACTCCGGCAAGAAGATCGTCAGCACTTTCGCCAACGGTATCCGTTCAGCCTTCTCCGGCGCAGTGGACGCGGTCAAGGGCGGGCTCCAGAAAATCCGCAACCTCCTCCCGTTCTCCGACGCGAAGGAGGGCCCGCTCTCCACCCTGACCCTATCGGGCCAGCGTACCATGACCACCTACGCCCACGGGCTGACCTTGGCCCAGGACGCCCCCGCTGACGCAATGGAGCAGGGGCTCCAGAAAGCAAAGGTGGCCTTGCAGCGCGAGCCGGTCGCCAAGGTCAACATCGGCGGCGACCGCAGCAGCGAGGACACCGACACCGCCGAAGGCGATGGCTCCAGCAGCGGCGGCAAGCAGGTCATCATTCAAAAGCTCATCATGCAGGTCGATCTGAAGAAGATTAAGGACTTGCAGACGCTGCTCTCGCTGCTGAAGGAAGTCGAGGACTACAGCAACGGCAACGGCGACGACGACCCGGACGCCGTACCGAGCCCGGCATAAGGAAAGGGGGGACGACCATGATCTTCATTGAAGACGAACGTATCAAGCTCAACGGGGTCGTCCTCCCTGGCCTTATCAAAAGCATTGAGGTCACGGAGACGGCAAAGGTAGACGAGCAGGAGGTTGAAGGCAGCGCGACCAAGCCCAAACAGGCCACCGGCTATGAGGACGCCAAGGTTATCATCGAGCTCATCATCGACGACACCGAGAGCCAGACCAAATACGAGCGGTACGCCGTCCTGCGTGAGATATTCCGAAAGCCGGGTCAGAATGTCCCGCAGCCCATTCCCATCGTCAGCGAGGACACAGCAGCCCACGGCATTGAGAAGGTCATCTTCAAGAAGCTCACCCATAAGGGGGAGAACAAGAAGTCGCAGCTTACGGCAAGCCTGGAGCTGTGGGAATACATTCCCCAGACCATTACAGCAACCAGCAGCTCGAGTGGTTCTGGGGGCTCGTCCGCCAGCAGCAAAGCCAAGGCTGCGACAGCGGCAGCGAGCAACCTTAACCCGGACTATCAGCAATACCTGGGAACCAAGCGGGGCAAGTCGCCCGCCAGTGACATGGTCACCGGCGCGGCGACCGCCGCCTTAAACAAGGTTATGTCGCAAATGCCATATTGAGGAGGCGCACCGTGGAAACAACAGAGCTCTATTATCCGCAGATCGCGGCCCAAGCCGGAGGCTACTCTTTCGACAAGGGCATCGAGGTCGAAATATACTCCGCCAAGTCATCCTATTTTGACTGGGCAAAAATCCGCTTCACGGAGCAGTTCCGTCCGAAGGTCGCCCTTCCGCGCAAGGCCCCCGGCTCCATCCAGATGGGCTACAACGGTTCTCTGGATGAGGTTTTCTCCGGCTTTGTCGCCAAGGAGTACGACGGCGGGGCCTACATCAACGAGGTCAACCTGAAGGACGAGATGCTGCTCCTGGAGGAGACCATCATCAACGACACCTTCCTGAACACTACGCCCCAGGAGATGATCTCCTTCTTCCTCTCTAAGGCTGGGCTCTCCAAGATGAAGCTCGCCTCGAAGGGGTACCCGAAGCGGAAGATGCTCCCCATCCGGGAGCAGAGCGTCGTCCAGGCGATCAACACCGTCAATGCGGCCTGGGGGCTCAAGGTGCCCTTTTTCTTCTCTGGCGGCACGTTCTACTGGGACGAGAAGCCGGAGCAGAGCAAGGTCTACACCTTCGAGCATGGGGTCAATATTATCAACCTGACCCGGGCGGGCGGCGTGTGGGAGCTGGAGACAGTCTCCGCGCCCTTCGTCAAACACTCCCATAAAATCAACCTTATCCACCCCCAGATCAGCGGGGAGCGGGAAGTGCTGAAGGTGGTGTCCACCACCAACGACTCCGGCTTCATCCGCACCTATATCTACTTCTAACCGCAGAAAGGAGGGGCGCGTCAATGCTTGAGGAAATGGTCAAGTCAATCGTCAAGAAATCCATCGCCGTGGACTATCCGCATCTGAAGCTCCCCACCGTCGTTTTCGCAAAGGTGGACTCGGTAAAGAAGCTCGACACCTACGAGATCAAGGAGCTGGTCATCTTCAACGATGACACCGGGGGCAGCTTCCGGGGCCATATCGTGGCCCATTGGTATGAGTACAAGCTCACTGTCCTCGACCGCTTCGGGAGCCCTGACAAGGCGTTCCCGGCCCTCCCCCAGATCAAGTCTAAGAAGCAGTTCCAGCAGGGGGCGATGGTGGCGATTGCGCTGCCCTATGGCGAGCTGGCCCCGGCGATTATCGGGGAGGTGCGGTTGTGACGGGCTTGAAAGATACCGACATCCGCCTGGACGACTCCTGGCAGCTCACCCAGGCGGCGGACGGGGACGCCCCCCTGTGCTCCGGGCTGGACTGCCTCTATCAGAATATCGTCCTGGAGGCCCTCACGCAGCCGGGCGATCTGTTCTACGACGCCGAGTTCGGCTGGGGTCTCTATGACTTCATACAGTCAGAGGACACTGAGCTCACCCGCCTGGAAATGACGCAGCGCGTCAAAAGCAAGCTGCAGAGGCGGGAGGTCATTCTCCCGGAAACTATCGGCATAACAATCACCCGCGCCGACGATACCGCCCGGCTCCGCTGCACCTTCCGCTTCGCGGGAGAGGATGAAGCCAGAACGCTCAATATCGTTATCGACGCGGTCAGCGTGGAGGTGATCGCAGAATGATCGACAAGAAGACCCTTGACGCTGTTCTCCCGGTTCCCAGCCTGGAGGAACTGCGGGACGCTAAGGTGGAGGAGCTGAAGAACGAAGGCTTCGTCATCACCAACTTTCACTCAGGCGGCGTCTTTCACACCATGCTCATGATCGCGCTCCGTATCAAGATCGAGGTCATTGAGCTGCTCCGGCTGGTTTTAAATAATATGTTCGTTTCCCACGCCACCGGGATATGGCTTGACCTGAAGATGGCGGACTACTCCAAGAAGCGCAAGCGGGCGCAGAAGGCCCAGGGCCTTGTAACCGTCACCCGCCTGGATATGGAGGGCGAGGCGGTCAAGATCGCCAAGGGTCAGGTATTTAAGACCGCCCTGGACATTAACGGCGAGGAGCTGCGCTTCTTTTCCCTGGAGCCCGCCGTCCTCCAGAAAGGGGCCCGGACGGTTGACGTACTGGTGGAGGCCGAGATCGAGGGCACCCGCTACAATGTCCCCCAGGGCCAGATCACCACCTCCCTCACCTATATCGGCGAGGTGGAGATCAGCAACGGCGAGGACTGGATAACCCGGGAAGGCAGCGATACCGAGGACGACGAGAGCGCAAGGACGCGCACACTCCGCTCCTGGTCGGAGCTGGCGCAGCGGGCGATCGAGGACGCATTTATCAACACAGCGGAGGGCGTCCCCGGCGTCCTGTTCGCCCAGGCGGACTGCGACCACCCCCGGGGCCAGGGTACCGTGGACGTCATCGTCACGGGGACGGCGGGCGAGGCGACGGAAGGTTTGCTGAAACTTGTCCGGGAAGCTGTTGACAAGATCGCCGGGCCGTATGATAATATCCTGGTGAAGTCATCCATCACCGTGGCCCAGGACATCAGCGTCACCGTCACCACCGCTGACGCGGCGACTGACGAGGAAATCAAGGGCCGCGTCCACTCCATCCTCGCGGAGCTCCTGGCCGTCCGCAAGGGCCGCAAGCTCTACGAGCTTACCCTCTCAGACGTCAACCACGCAATCCGCAGTGGCTACCGCGACATTACCAACGTCAGAATCGCGGCCCCGGAGCAGGACGTCAAGCTGGACAAGGACAAGGTCATCATCCTGGGGGCCGTTTCCGTGACGGTCAGAAGGGAGTGACCGGATGAAACGGTTTGACACCTTCGGCGACTATATGTTCGACCTTCTGTTTGCTCCGCTGAAAAAAGGACGCCGGGCAGTCAACCAGTTCGCTATCTTCTTCCGGGTCATCGGGCGGGAGTTCGATGATCTGAAGACGGCGATCCTCCGGGTCAGGGACGAGGCCAACGTCGCCAGCGCGTCGGAGGTCATGCTCCCTGTCCACGGCCAAGACCGCGATATGCCCAGGCTGGAGGGGGAGGATGCAGAGGCGTACCGCACCCGGCTCTCCATGAAGGGTATTATTTCTCGATGGAGCGGTACCCGCCAGGGCATCCTTTACGTCCTCGCAGCTCTGGGCTATGAGCAGAGCCACATTGAGCCGGTCTATGAACAAGACCCGGAGCACTGGGCGGAGTTTATCATCTTTCTGAAGGGCAGCAAGCAGAGCGGCGTCAACAACCTCGCCGTCATTGACGCTGAGGTTCGCAAGGTCAAGGAGGGCAGCAGCAGACCGTTCTATGGGACGGAAAGCGGCAACACCATCCTGCTGCTCTCCCGGCTGGAGCGGGGCGTTTCCGACTATCCCCGCTGCAACCAGCTCGTCTGCGGCGTGTGGCCCCATGTGGCCAGCATCGGCTATCTCCTGAAGTCGGACATCGTGATCGGCGACCGGGCGGAGTCCGGCGACGTCAATATCCCGAGAGCCGGTACCATCGCGGCCTCGGAGGAGTTCTATCATTACGGCGAATATACCCTATATGCTGGGCTGGGCTCTATCCTTGCAGCGGCATCCCAGGAGCAGCGCGGCATCAAGGTATATCTCAGGTGCGCTGAGCTGACCCGTTGCTCCCCCACCACTGACATTAACGGCGGCGTGGGCAGCATCATCGCCTCGACCATCAACCCCCAGGGCCGGGCAGAGTCCAGCGACGTCACCTTCCCGCAGATCGGCACCTTTGCGGCCTCTCCGCAGTGCTACTGCTTCGGGGAGAACACCATCTACAAGGGGCTGGCCTCCGGGCTCACGACGGGCTCCAAGGCGCAGCAGGGCGTCAAGGAATACTTGAGGTGCTCCAGATCGGCCCGCTGCTCAACTACAACACATTCCAGAGGAGGCGGACGCTAAATGGAAAAAACACTCACTGACCTCGGCATCCAGAAGATCGGGCGGCGTTTTGTCGACTCCATCGACCACGCCAACTATACCCTGAACGGAGAGCCGAAAACCGTCCCCCCGTTCCGCACCATGGTCAACGGCTCCGACGTGCGGGTCTATATCTACTTCAACGACACCGTCATCGGGGACGTGGCCAACGTGGAGCTGGTGGATAAGGACGGCGACATCGTCGCCAAGGCCGACGACCGGGTCTTCACGAAAACACCGGGCAAGGGGCTCTATGTAGCCTTCAAATATAACGTCAAGGAAATGGAGGTAGAAAGCAGCGATGGAGTCTTATGAGCGCATCGGATGGCTCGACCATGTGGTCGACATCATCACCGAGGAGGTCATCCAGGAAGGGACGCCCGTAAGCCAGACGAACATGAACCACATGGACGACGGTATCTGGCAGAACCGGGAAACCATTATCCTGCATGACAGCCAGATCGCGGACGCGCAGCGTGAGATCAAGGTACTGAAAGACGCAACCCTGAATAACATGGTCAACAATGTCTTTCTCATCAATTTTGTCTCCGTAACGTCCGTGGCAATCGCGTCCGGCATCTATGACCCCGTGGCGCGGAAAATCTATGTATAGGGTCGCTTGTACCCGTAAAGAAGCGAGCTGCATCCTCGGGAATTTCTTCAGTGGGCTCTCCCAGGTATGCGAAAGCTGCCAGCGGCGTCCCCGGGACGAGCTGGCCCTCATCACCAGGGATGGCCTGAAGCTCACCGGCGAGGCCAGCCTGACCATAGAGGGCCGCAGTTCCATCACGGGCGAACCGGCAACGGTCAAGCTCACTGACTACGGCTTCGAGTTTTACGGGGACATCGCCGAGCTCGAACGCATCAGGAAAGGGAGGTGCGTCGGCTATGGCGGAACCGTCTACCCTGCAGAAGAAGGCTGAGATTTTCCTGGAAAGGGACGTCTACCCCTTGCTCAAAAACTTCCCCGTCGCGGAAAAGTTCTCCCTCAATCAAGAGATTAAGCAGTCGTGCTATAAGCTCATCCGGGCCACCGTTATGGCGAACAACCTCACCGTCGTCAAGAAGCGGCTGGAGTGGCTGGACGAGGCGGACGCAGAAAAGACCCTGCTCCTCGTCCTGTTTGGCATAGCGAAGAACCAGAAGTATATCACGCAGAAGAAGCTCTTTGAATTGCAAGGGAGGCTCAACGAGATCGGGCGCATCATCGGAGGCTTGCAGAAGTATTTCATCAACAACGGCAACGCTCCGCAAGCCAAAAAGTAAAAGCACCTACTTAGGGTTATCTCTGTTTGGCGTCGAATCGTGCGGTTCGCGGCTGGGTGTCGGCCCGCAACTGGAACAACAACAATGCAACGAATCGGAACGTGAACGTCGGTTTTCGCCCCGCCTTGTAGGTTTATTTCGTCTGGTACGGCTACGGCTTTACTGGCGAGTCCTTGTTATACTTCAAGGGAGAGGTAATCCTTCGCCTTGTCTTTGACGGCGTAAAAACAGTGACCAAGCTCTGCCCGGCCCTCTCGTATTGGGAAGGTGGGGGGAGGTCTACAATGTGGGTAACAACCCGCGTCATAGGTGCCAAGCCGTTCTCAAAAGGAAAGGATGCCACAATGACGAAATTCCCCATTTTAGTAAAGACAGCGCAGAAGGTCAAGCACCCTATAATTCCGCCAATTATGCCGCTCAGACCATACGAGGAGATGGTTGGGTGGGATACTATCGGGGCCAGCTATAAAAACGCGCTCCGAGGGCAGCGGAAATACACTCGGGAGGCGGTCTTATACGACCTCTTCTCCGAAGTGAATAATGTCCAACTATGGCGTGAGCTCACGGCGATCAAAGCGCGGCCAGACCCAGATCAACGAAAGAAGGAGTATATCCCTGGCTCCTATCGTCACAGGACGATCACGGAGCCAAAGGAGCGCAGCCTCCACATTCCGAAGCTCCGGGACAAGATCGTGCAGACTACCGTCCATGAAGCCTTGCAGGACATCTACCGGCCCGTATTTGTAGACCGCTCCTATGCGTGTCTTTACGGGAAAGGGCCCATCCGGGCCGCGCTGGATGTGCAGCACGACATGAGGGTCGCCCGGATGAAGTGGGGCGACGAAGCTGCCGTCATAAAGATCGACGTGAAAAAGTTTTTCTATTCTATCGACCGCCAAGTCTTGAAAAGGCTCCTGGCGAAGCGGTTCAAGAAGCTACGAAAGAAGCACCCGGAGCGTTACGAAGACCTCCTCCGCTTTTATCGCCTTCTTTGCAAAGTGATCGACTCCAGCCCTGAAGGAGAAAAGGGCGTCCCCCTGGGGAATGTCAGCTCCCAGGACTTCGCAAATATTACCCTCAATGAGCTCGATCAGTTCTGCATCCGCTTCCTCGGGGCAAAGCTCTATAGGCGATACGCCGACGACGCCGTCATCATTGCGCCGAACAAAGAGACCGCGAGGGAGTGGCTTGCGAAGATCAAGCAGTTCGTCAAAGACAAGCTGCATCTTGATCTCAACAGCAAGACGAAAATATTCTATTTGCGGCAGGGCGTGAACGCCTACGGCTACAAAATCAAAGCCACGCACCTGGAGCTTCGGACGCAATCCAAGCGGAAGCAGAAACGACGGGTCAAGGCTATGATTGCGAAGCTACGGGAGGGCAAGAAGACGCGCAAGGAGGTACAGCAAGAAGTCAACTCCTGGCTCGGTTTTGCCCGCTGGGCAAGTGCCTACAATCTGGCGGCGAAGATATTCGCGCCCTACCGCTTCATCAAAGTGGAAGGAGAGCTACCTTATGGCGCAATATCTCGGCCTCGTCAAGCTCGGCGGATTTTACAACAACGGTACGATACTGAAAAGGCCCACAAAGCCCTGGCGTCCTGACGTGGAGCCGTATAGCGGCTGCGGCGTCGGCGACATCCCGCAAATGAGCGGGAGCATGGCAAACTACACACTCGGCAGCACCCCGGCAGCGGATGCCAACAAGCTCCAGTGGCACAAGATCAAGGACGGCAGCAAGACCCTCCTGATCTGCGACCGGAACATCCTGGTCTCTGTTTCCTGGAACGATCTGAACGAACAGGGCTACATCACCGGCAAGACCGTCACCATCGACGGGGCGACCTATAAGTGCCGCGTTCTGACGGGTGGCAGCACTTATAGGGGAAACGACACATATGCGGGAGGCTCGCCCACCAATAACGAGTGGGACAGGTTCATCACCCGCGAGGAGGTTATCACCGGCCTCCCGGCCCCCACATCGTCCGACCTGGACGCCTCCCTCGCCGCCGCCGACAAGACGAGTGCCCACAATCAGTTCTGGAATTGGATGGGCTGCTATTCTTGGTGTCAAGAGGTATATTCTGGAAATTCGTCGATTCGTGCGGTTCGCGGCTGGGTGTCGGCCCGCTTCTGGAGCCACGGCCGTGCAACGTCTCGGTACGTGTTCGTCGGTTTTCGCCCCGTCCTTGAAATCCTGAACACTGACCCTCTGATCTCTGACAGTGACCGCAATCTGGGTGATAAGAACACCAACTTCACGATACAGTACAGCGTCGACGACCCCGACTCCGGCGACGTGCTAACGGCGACGGAGTCGATCGATGGCCGAACGACGAAGTCGTTCGGCCCGACGCGAAATTTTGTATATACCATTTCCGTCCCAGTCGATGAATTGTCCCTTGGGACGCATACCGTGAAGGTCGTGGTCACTGACGGCAAGGGCGGGACGGCCACCAGGACGTGGACGTTCACCAGAACCAACAGCGCACCCACCATCAGCGGCGTCGATGGCAACCTGGGAGATAAAAACCTGGGCTTCACCTACGATTATACCGTCAACGACGCGGACGGCGACACCCTCACCGTGACGGAGCAGCTCAACGATGAGACCATCCGCACGATCAACAACGCCCCCAAGGGCGAGCCCCTTGGCGTGGCGATCACCTCCGAGAAGCTCTACACCCTCGACCTCAACTCCGTCAACACCATCACCATCATGGTCACTGACGGCAAGGGCGGCACCAGCTACCGGAGGCTCACCTTCAAACGCACCAACAGCGCACCGGCGATCTCCGGCCAGGATATGGCCCTGGGCCACAAGACAGGCAGCTTCGCCGAGAAGTACACCGTCACCGACATTGAGGGCGACAACGTGGTCGTCACCGAGTTCGTGGACGACGTGCAGATCAGGAGCTATCAGGCTACCCTGGGGCAAGAGGAGACCATCGAGCTCACTCGGGAGAGGTGGCTCATGCTTACCAATGGCAACCACCAGCTCCGGGTGGAGGCCGTGGACGGCAACTTCGCCACCTCGGTGCGGGTCTGGACATTCTCCAAGAAGGAGAGCGTCATCTGTTTCCAGCTCAATGAGCCGGAGGAGACGGACGAGGCCGCATCCAAGGTGCTGGTCACCCCGACATGGCATATCGAGGGCGCGACGGCTCTGGTGGAGGCTTGTAACAACGCCTTCGACGCCGAGCCCACCTGGGAGGACATCACCCCCATGGTGGCGATCAACCGAGTCTATAACTTCACCAACAAGACCAAGACGGCGGACAAGTGGGGCGTCAACATCCGCTTCACCATCACCAAGAACGAGGGCTACGAGGGCGAGGTTTCCATTTCTGGCTTTGGAGGTGCTTACGAATGAGTGGCATGCAGTATCTGACCCCGAAGAAGTCTGTCGGGGAATTGAACCGGGCGGCTCGCCGGAGCAGCTCCGCCCAGGCCGTCGCGGAGATCATGTTTGTCAAGATGGCCCAGGAGCAGCAGCTCGACGAGACAACGATCTCCGAGTACCCTGACCTCTTTACCCTGTGGGACGAAAACTGGCGGGGCAAGGCGGGCGACATCGTCCAGGACGAGGGCCAGCTCTATCGCTCCATCCACGACGTCAAGGACGCTGGCCAGAATACCAAGCCCTCGGCAACGCCCTCCATGTGGACGCGCATCGGCAACCCCCTGGAGGAGTTCCCGGAGTGGATTCAGCCTATCGGGGCGCATGACGCCTACGACCAGGGGGCGAAGGTGACCCACAACGGCAAGAGGTGGGTCTCCAGCGCAGCCTCCAACGTCTGGGAGCCGGGCGTTTACGGCTGGGAGGAATACCAGGAGCCGGAACCGGCCCAGGAAGCCCCCC